CGATTTCCTTCGTATTTGCGGAAGATGCTGATACTCCTAACCCCCCGCCGGCGCCTGACTGCCCATAAGTCACCGAACGCGAGCCTTCTCCGCCGGCACCGCCACCTCCTCCACCATAATACTCCGGAGCGGAAATGATACTAGCACCTGTCGCTGTGCCTATGTTTTCGCTCCACATGAGCCTCCTGAATCCGCCGCCGCCAGCACCGCCGCTGGACGTATTGCCGTACCCGGAGCCACCGGCGGCCCCACCAGCACCGCCGCCGCCAGCATACCTTGCTCCTTGTCCTACTCCTCCGGTGTAATTATAATCTCCTCCGGTTGCGGTCCCGCCGTTGCCAGTCGAGGTTGCGCCGTCGTCTCCGGGGCCGGCAATCATACCATCAACAGATGCTGAGCCACTCGTGATTGTGTACGGAATAACATCTCCGGGTTTTACTTTTTTGACTTTGAGAGCGACTCCGCCACCTGCACCAGAGAACATCTGTGCGGTTCTTCCTGAGCCACCTTTTCCGATTGCAGCAATTCCGAGATAATAAATTCCAGCAGGAACGGTAAAATTTCCTGATGTTGTTCTTACTTCTCTTGTGTTCCAAACATCATATGTGTTTGCTTGAATGATGCTAGGTGTTTTCTTTGCCGCAAACAACACATCTACTTTTTTCAGCCATTCTTGGTTTACTGCTTGTATTCTCTCAAGCATCAAAAGATTTGTCGTGCCCTTCGCAACGCCCACCTCATAATCGCCAACACTTGCACTCAAGAAACCCGTACCACTCGAATAATAATAACTCCCCGGCGTCAATCCACTGAGAAAATCACACTCGCCTTGCGTGACAACATCGATCACGTTGCTCTCAACACCAGCTTCTTTCGCGATGCCTGCAATTGACTTGAGTGTCCCCGTGCTCAAATCCAACACATAGCTCACACCGTTGTTCGAGCTTCCATTGTCCTGATACCCGACTAGAACTCTGTTATCAAGAATCTTCGAGGGGAATGTGTAGCTCGTTGCGCCGGAATTAAACGAGCCGCTCACGTTGTTTGTAATCGTCGTGCCACTCGTGTTATCAATTACCCAATATCCGCCTTGGTTTGATACCGTTGCATTTCTGCCTGTTACGATAACGCGGGTCGCTGTCAATTGGCACGACTCTAGGAAGGTGGCGTTGGCTTGAATTGCAAGCTCGGTACCTGCCGATAGCGTACCGGCTGCATTTGTAACATGCCTTGCGTAGAGCAAAGAACTGGACTCATAAGCAGCAACAAAGGTCGTATCCGTCAAACGTGATAGCGTCGTCGTTGTGGTTGCAGCACTCTTGAGGGTGAAAGGAGTTCCAACAACGATACCGGGATTGATTGTCAACGCCACCGCTTCAGGATACGATGAGGTTCCGAGATAGGATACAGCCGCCGATGTGTCGCTTAGCCTGCAAACATCTAGATAAAGAACAGCCGCAGTCTTGAAATTGACCTCAGTCGCAGGCGTCAACACAAGCCCCGCAATTGCAACGGTGTTTGCCACACCGTAATTGCTGTTTCCCTCGTCTCTGTAAACGATGACAGCCTTTGCCGTGGTCAACACTGCCACTTTGCAATAGGTACTCGTCCCGGCGTTGAAAACAGCTGGAGTGCCTACAGTGAGAACGTTCGCTGCGATGTTCACCACAACCGCTTTGCCTTGCGATGAGTCGCTCGTGTCTTGGTAAACAATAATGATGTTGCCTGAGTCAATCTTCTCGGCATGGATGTACGTTGCGCTAGTACTTGCAATCGTTGTCGGAGTGCCGATAACTGTCTGTTTGCGGCCTGCAATCGAGCAGAGAATAGCTTTGACCTTGTTTCCGTCTGATTCATCTCGGTAAACCTTGATGCCTAGAGTGGATGACAAAGCAATATCATTCACAAACGTTGCCGTGACAGCAGCAAACGTCACCTCGCCCGGATGATTCTTGATTGCCCGCACCTTGCCATTGCTGTACAAGCCAACCAGCATCCCCACATCAATGTTGTCACCTTCGACCTCAAACTCGCTTGTCAACGCAATCGAGCCCGTTTGCACTGGTTGTGTGAGTGCAATCCAGTCAGTGTTGACGAGAGAAGGTTGACTCAAAGTAACATCGGCTAGGCTCGACTTAAGAAGCCACACAACGCCTGTATGCGAAACACTTGCAGGAATTGCAAGCGGTCCCGAAAGCGATGCCCACGTTCCTTTGTAGTTCGCAGCCCCGACAGCCGCAGCTTCTGAGAGATCGGCGTTCGCTTCAGAGATTGCAGCGGCATCGGCTGAGGCTTCTGCCTCAACGACTTTGCCATCCATGTATGCTCCAGCTGCATTGACTTCGGTCGTCCACGGCGTGAGAGCTGCAACATGAGCATTCGCATTGCTTGAAAACGTTGCCGGCGCATCACCTCTTCGTGGCGGCGTCGGTAGTGGTGTTATTGTAGGCCAAACCATGACTTCTCCTTAGATAAGACCTTCGACAGTGATGTTCAATGCCGAAAGAGATGGGTTAGAAAGAACAACCGCAAAATTGCGGTAAAAACCGTAAATGATTGTTGCCTCGATCGTATCGTCACCGATCCAGAGAAGCGGAACCGAGCGATACTTTGCAAAGAGCTTTTGCAAAAACGAGACTTGACTCGTCTCGATAATGACATCGAAGTCAACGCGCTTTGAAAAAGCTCGGTCTTGAACGATGAAATTCCCAAAGTCGTCAGTTGTTTTTTTGCTATAATCTAGCAAACCAACCGTCGTTCCATACTGCGTTGTGCCTAGTGTTTGCGCCATGCCTACAATGCACTCGCCGCACTTGGCCGTGCCACCCGTGAGAGTAAGTACAACGTTGATATCAGCCGCAGAGTAAGCTGGTAGGTCCGTGAAAGAGATGTCTTGAATATACTCGTAAGGCAAAAAGAACCACTCCCACCAATCTGGTACGCCGATATCTGCGAGTTCTACTTCGTTTCTGTACACTTCTCCGTCGATCGAATCCGTGACAGTAACGAGGATTCTTTCGGCTGACATGTTGAGGACTGCGATTGCGTTGATAACCGCAGCGTTATTTATGGTGACATCTATCGGAGTGGCACGGCTTGTTTGCGTGCCAACCACGCCATCAAACATCGCCCACTGGTTGATTGCACCCAAACTCTCCCAGGTGGGAGGGTCCGCAAGCACGCCCACGGTAGGATCGTCGCTTGTCGACGGCGAGGCGATGACTCGATAGAGAGTCGTGCCTTTGTATTTCTGCACTCCGGTATTGTACGTCCCAGTCGTCCAAAGGCTTTCTGTGATAGTCACGTTTGACGTGACATCAGATGGAGATAAAGTCACGGGAATGATTACCTGCATGTCGCTCATATAGTCCTCGTTTCTGGGAGGCCGTCGAAATTCCATTGCTCGAGCACTTGGGCCGTTTTCATAGTATTCCTCGCAATCGCGTAACCGAGCTGATCAAATTTTGCCTCAAGTGATACTAGCCTGTCAACGACATCGCTGTTGTTTCCTCGCGAGAACGAGGATGTGGTTGCGCCCACCATGCCACCGCTTGCGAAATTCATCCGCCTTGGGCCCCTGGTACCGATTGCATCCGCTGCAAACGCGAGGATCTCACCCATGCCTCCTGCGATGACTGAGCGAGGAACGACGAGCTCGCCGGGGGAGAGGAGGGCGGGGACTGTGTCGTTGAGTATGCTGTCGTTGGAACTTCTGGCCCCCGGAACCATGCCTCCGTTTGCAAAGCCGAACCAGCTCCCGACCTCATCGATGATAGGGCCTACAATTGGAATTCCCGTGGACGACTCAGAGCCGGTAATAAAGCTTCCGATGCTAGACAATCCCTCGGATAATCCGTCCCAGATTGCGCGACCGATACTCTTGATCCACTCCCACACTGCGGAGGCTGCAGAAACAAATCCATCCCAAATCGATTTACCCGCGCTCGCAAGCCAATCTCCTGCCTTGCGAAATCCCGCGGAAACTCCCTCCCAAATCAACTCGCCAGCAGCAACAAGCCAACCCCAAACCGCACCGAAAGCATCCTTGACCCCTTGCCAGATTGTGGCGCCGACCTCGTAGAGCCAATCGAAAACGGCCTCAAATGCGTATTGTAGTCCTTCCCAAATCTTTGTGCCTATCTGCCAGAGCCACTCGAATGTGAGCTCGAACGCAGCCTTGAGGCCTTCCCAGATTTTTGTTCCCACTTCAGCTAGCCAATCGCCTAGCGCATAAAATGCAGCAGTCAGACCTTCCCAGATCTTTGTTCCAACCTCAGCAAGCCATTGCCCAGCTGTCGCAAAAGCATCCTTTAGACCGTCCCAAACAGCTGCGCCCCACGCTCCAAAGTCAACAATTTCAAGCACCGCGTCAAACAGTGATGTGATAATTTTGATATAGAACTCTGGAGAGGTTAACAGATAAGAAAGCGATTTAACTATTTCTGGTAGAGAGTCTACGATTCCTTTAACTATGTCTGGTATTCTATCGATAATTCCAAAAATCAAAAGAGGAATAGCTTTGAGAATTTCTGCTATCGCTGTAGGAATAGCAGTGATAAATCCCTCGATCATCGCAGGCAATCCACTGATAATCTCTGGCAGCTGAAAGACAAGAGCGGTGAGCCCTGCGATTGTTGAACCAATCTCCCCGATTGGTCCTGGAATCTTCTCTAGTACCGCGCCAATATCCGAAGTCGTCTTACTTGCAGCTGCAAGCTTTTTGTTAGTAAGGCTCTCCGACTTTCGATCAGAGTCTAGTCCACTCTTTTTGAGAGCAATGATTTTCTCGGTAGCCTCTTTTTCTTTCTTGAACGCTTCTTCAATTGCATCGATTTGCAACTGTTGACGCTTTGCGATGCCTTCTTTGTAGGTTTTGAAGGACATATCCTCGGCTTTTTTTGCCATGTCGATTTGCGCCTTGTAGCGTTCATCGATTGCGTCTTTCGCAGCCTTGTTTTCCTTATCTATAGCTTCTTTCTTCTTGTCGAAAGTCTCATCGATTGCGCTCTTCTCGGCATCGGCTCGTACCTTGATCGCCTCGATCTCGGGAGCGTACTTGTTTTCGATAGCCCTAATCTCTTCTCGCTGTCGAACTTTGATGTTCGCGATAGCCTCGACTGTCATATCCTTGGAGTTTTTGAGCTCTTCCCTTTGGACTTCCTTGAGTCGAATCAGCTCCTCTTCTTTTTTGACTTCGATCGGATAAAGCAGATCGTCGATATTGGTCTCGACCTCCCCCTTCGCAGCCTCTCGCTCCTTTTGCAGTGCCTTCAATTTCTCATTCGACGCTCCTTGAATGGCCTCGATTTCCGCTTCCTTGGCCGTGTTGATGTTCTCCAAGGCGACTTGGAGGCGAGCATCACTCTCCTCTTTGTATCGCTCAGTGGATTCGGTATCCGCGTTTTTGATTGCGTCAATTCTTTTGTCAGACTCGTCTTTGAGGATGTCGATTTTTGCATCAGAGAGGGCTTGAAATGCCTCAAGTTCTGCGGCTGCTGCTGCCTTTGCGGACTCTGCTACCGCTTTGTTTTCTTCTTCAGCAATTGCAGTCCAGGCACTCACAGAAGAACTGAGCGAAGAGACAATTGTGGAAGCGAGATCCATCCAAAACTTTTTTTGTTCTTGCGCATATTGCTCTTGATATGCCAGACCCTCTTGAAGGAATTTCTGTTGTCTATCAAGCTCATCACGAGCGGCTTTTACCGCATCCTCTTGACTCGACTCGAGACGTTTAACCTCATCCTCAAGGTCTTTCGCCTTTTGCTTTGCGTATTCCTCATCGTACTTTCTCAGCTCTGCATATGTTTGTTGAGCAACGGAGGTGATGCCCATAGAGTGCGCGTTCCAGCTTCTCTCGTAATCTACTAGTCGCTCTTCTTTATTCGCGTACTGAGTCGATTCCTGGTCGTTTACGAAGTTTGCCAGCTCTTGCGCAGCTTTCTTTTGGGCATCGGTGAGTTTGACAGCTTGACCAGCTGCAGCTTCGTCGAGAGATTGTCCTCGCTTGAGCGCGGCTTCTCTAGTGTTGAGAGCCGCAACATTGTTCTTGACCCACCCAAAGTCCGGTGGTTTGATTTTCGATTGAGATTCCTCGAAGGCATCTATCTTTTGCGCTGCAAAACTAGCAGCGTCACCGGTCCCAAAGAGCTTGCTCTGCAAACCAAGGAGAGTAGTGCCCGCGCCTTGAACAATTCCAAACGCTTTATTGAGTGAGTCTCCGAATAGGATCGCAGCCTTTGCGATGTTCTCGAAGTCTCTAATCACATTACCCAAGTAGAGCTTTATCGCTTCTCCGAAGAGCTTAATCACCGTTTGCAAGGCTTGAGTGTCTTTATTCATACCTCCAAACACTTCGGTATAAAATGCAGAGACCCGCTTTATTGCTGATTCCATCTCTGTAAACGATGTTAATGCGACATCTTTGAGTACGGAAATAGCAGTCTTGAACTCCTGTGAGTTGACGATTGCTTTCGCGAACTCTCCGAAGTCTTTAACCATTTGAACAGCAGCCTTGCCTACTTCCCTAAGGCCTGCCTCGTTTTCTCGAATGAAGTCCCTGAACTCTACAGCGAACTCTGTGATGATTTGCGCAGCTGCAGCGATGGCAGGCTCAAACACAGAGGCAAGTTCAGTCCCCACATTCTCAAGAGTTTGTACCATCGATTTGAGTTGAAAGTCAGCAGTTTTTTCGATGATGTTAGCCATCGATTGGACTGCTTCCCCGGCTTTTTTAGTACTATCACTCATGTCGGCCGTGAATGCGTTAAACTCTTTTCCTTTGGCAACGGCGAGCGTCAAACCCGCCGAAGCTGCATCCGCGCCTCCAGTGAATTTGATCCAGCCCTCAGATGTTCCACCAGCGATCTTGTTGACCTCTGCAAGGGTCGCGCTCAATCCCTTGTTTGCGAGTGATTGCGCAACGCTTGCTCCTGTCGCTTTTGTGAAGGCTTTTTGCAGGTCATCACTGGGCTTAAGCAATGAAACAAGCAAGGCTTTGAGACCTGTGGATGCCTCAGCAGCGCCTTTGCCGGAAAGCGTATATGCTGCAATGGCAGCCGATGTCTCTTCGATTGAGAGCCCTGCGCCAGCTGCAACGGGGGCAACATTACCGAAAGCCCCACCCAACTCATTGAGAGTCAAAACACCGAATTGCGTTGTCTTTGCTAGAACATCCGTGATGTGCGCCGAGTCGCTAGCAGCGAGCCCAAAGGCATTGATAGACGTCGCTACAGTCTTGCTCGCACTCTCAAGCGTATCGACGCCTGCCGTTGCAAGCACAGCGGAATTTTTAAGGACAAGAGCTGCGTCCGCTGCGTCTGTGATGCCAGCCGAGAGGAGGTCATATTGTGCCTTGGCCGTACTCAATTCATCAAAGCCAAAGGCACTAGAAAGGTCGAGAAGGTCTTTGCGTAGCTTGCCTATGTCCGCACCCGCTGCGATCGTCTCGATGGCTGCTAGACTTGCTTCGAATGCGATGGCGCTTTTTGTGGCCTCAAGAGCGGCGTCTGCGAAAGGTTTAATCGCCCCAACAACCACATCGAAGGCCTTGCTCGCAAGATCAACTGCGTCCGTAATTATACTGAGTTTTGATGCGAGACCGAGCACTGATCCAGAGAGAGCCTCTGCGTTTGCCTGCGCCTGCCTCGTGATGAGGTCCACTTCGATTGTGACATTGTTGCTCGCCATTACCGTCTCCCTTTCTTCGATTTGCCCTTGGCTTCATTCGCCTTCCGCTCTCTTTCCTCTTGTTTTGCAAGGAAAGTTTGAACGATGCCTACAGCCGACATCAAACCAGCGGGCTGGTCACAATAGCCGCCCTCGAAGGGTAGGATACCATTTTTCATATGCTGAGCGATAGAGACAAGTGTGGCGAGGCTGCGATCGACAATCCTACATGGACAAACCCAATACTCATAATCCTCTGTTTCTCCGTATTTCTTCTTTTCACTACAACCACATCTCGCGCGTTCGATAGCCTCCTGCCGCGAGAGATTGGCTCGCTTCACGAGCGTATCAGCTTTCTCATCACAGTTGTTTTTGTCGAAGAAAAAATGCAGCGTTGGTTCAAGCACTGCACGATCATAAGGAGTTATGTCTGAGAATATGATGGACATTTCAAGCCAAAACTCTGGAAGATAAACGGCCTCGTCTATCGCTAGGCTACGCTGTTTTTTTTGACCACGACTCCGTCGAGAGGCTTGCCGGTTTTGGGATTGATGACTTCACCCTCTGCCGGAACGCCGCGAAGAAACATACCAGCGACAGTGATGATCTTCTCGTTGATCTCGAGATTCATCAAGTCATCCAAACAATCTTGGGAGATGCTGTCTCCCTCGAATTCCAAGCGATAAGAAGACCCATCAGCTCTCTCTAGGCCTTTTACATCTTTCAGTGTTTTGGATATAACAAGTCTGGTGAACTCAAGCATCTCTTTCATCTCGGATCCCGGCTTGAGACTTCCCGTGATCTCAGTTTTCTCCCCTACGGTCAAGGGCTTAAAGAAAAACTGAACAGGGTTTTCTTCCTTCGAAGACCCGCTCATCTCTACGAGAACTCTATCGTTTTTTGACCTGATTAGCATGGCATAACTCCTTTGCGGTATCAGTTTAGATGAACGAAAGATGGATGTCGGAACCAACACCCGTCGAACTTGGGCCTGCGGAAAACTCGAGAGCATACGTCAACAAGCCATCCTGATCCGCCTTTGGCAAGGCAGTGATAATGCAGTGTGGCAAGTACAACGCAACGACTTCCTTCTTTCCGCCCGTGATGGGATTTTGCATGTGCAAGAATAGAGAAAACTCTGTGTTTTCGTCGAAATCATTGAACAACGCAACACTCGTGGTATCCATGTACGGCGTCATGGAGCCGCTGATCGTGCGCTCGGTTTCCCGAAGAGCAATGATGCCATTCGGCGAACATGTGCTTGTTACACGGGCCAAAGTGTTCTCTACGGAAAGCGTTACAGCGTTCACCGGAATCGCAACGCCGTCTTTGTAAACGCACGCAGCCAGAACCAAAGGAGGCGTGGCGGCGTCAAAAGTGGAAGTCAGCCCGCTCACAGCGAGCGTTTCCTCGTAGGATTGCCCTTGAATGCCAAAGCTAAAGGAAGGAATTTGGCCAGTCTCGAAAGAGTCAAGACTCAATGAAGAAACCTTGCAACCACCGGCTTGAATCTTGATCGCATCCTCATGATAACTTGTGAGAGTCAAGCTGGGATGACCAGAGTTCGCGCCATAGTATTGAGTGAATTTCTCGATTACAGTGCCGTTGCTGGCTGCAATCGAAGTGGGAACGAGAGGAGTAAGAGAGCCATTCGTGCCGCCTGCCAGTGTTACCGCCGCGGCCGTTTCCATCACACCAGCAGTTGTCACGACGGTATTAATCAAAGCAGCTGCAGCGACGCTATTGTCGAGAGCGGTCTTGATTTGAGCAGCAGTGGATACGCCTGTCTCAATTGCGACCTCAATGTCATTGCCAACCACGGTAACAACTTCCGAACCAGCGGTGCCTCCGCCTGCGAGCTCAACCGTAATCGAGTTACCAGTCGTTCCGGGAACGTCTGCGGTGAACGTGAGTTTACCGACCGATCCTTGGATGAAATTGGTAGCAGCCACGCTAGCAACAACTGCAGTAATCGGCGTAACGTGATAGCCGAGATTGCTATCCTTCAGCATGATGATGTCACCAGCAAGGAAATTGCTATCAGCGCCGAGAGCCATTTTGATACTGTTTGTCGCATGAGATGTACCAGACGTAACGGTACTAGCAAGCGTTCGTTTGCCACCCAAAGCAGCCTTGAAAAGACTATCCGCTTCGGGAGCTGCGCCTGCAACGAGCGCGGCTTTTGCCTCAACACCGATGGAGCCAGCCGCGGTTTTGATACCAACGCGGGGCAAAGCTTTTGAAATGGATGACGTGAGATTGTTGCGTTCTACAAGTTCTTTCTCGCCATTTAATTCGAAGCCATCGCTAAGAATAGAAACGGCTTGATTGCCTGCGCTCGGATTCACGGGCGTGCCTTCAGTGACTTCTTCAGTCACATAGAGCACAGTCGTTTTTGCGCTTACGTATGCCATGTGAAAACTCCTTAAAAATCAATTTGAGAGCGTACAGTGAACCGACCTTCGACAACAATAATGCGGTCTTTCATCGGCTCACGGAATATCATTGACTCATCAATAGCAAAGCCTGACACGTTTCTGACGATCGTCGGAGCGCCGCACTTGTTCACTGTTAACGCCTTGAACACATCCTCGAGCTTGCCCATGAGTGTGATCATCTTTGTGATCACAGCATCATCGCCTTCCACATCAGTGATGTATTCATCAGTCAATACAATGCGAAACGTATGGGAAAGTGTGTTAGCGTGCGTGACCCCTTGGGCTTCATCCGCTCCGCTTGGCAGCACTCCCCATCGACTTGTGCAGTTTTTCCACTTGTTCTTCTCGATTGCTACGATATGCTCGAGCGGCTTCCATGAAGTTCCGAGTGCTGTCTGCGTTACACTTTTTACACCTGACATGATAGTGCTAATGTTGCTCATCGTGATAAGACCCCCACGGACATATCGCGTTGAACATTGATAGAACCATCTTGCAGGCGATCCCAAGTGAGAAACGCGAGATTGATAGCTTTCTCGTACTTATCCATGTACATTCTGCTTTTCTTTCTCCAGTTATCCTTGTCATCATAGTTCGCCACATTCTCAAAAACCTTACTCAAGGCAAGGTATCGTGCTGCTAAACGAACCTCTTGGACATCCATAATGTCCCAATGAGTGAGTCGTTTGTAGTACGAGTTGCGAATGGTGCGCAAGCCACGATTGCGAAAGGTTTGCACAATCTCATCTCGACACGACTCGTGAATGAGGATGTGACTGGCCTTTCCCAAGAGAAAACTGGCATCGAGAATATCGGGAAATTCATTCACAAGTTCGTTGTCATCAGCGAACAACGCCGAGATAGCGTTGACAGTCATCTCTTCTGAGTCGGTCGAAACTGAGATGCGATGCCAAAGCTGCTCTAAACCGTTCACTGTTGACGCAACGACTCCCGTTTCTGGAAGCTCCCAATGGATGAAGCCGGAACGAGTGAATCCCTTTGTGTCATCAAGAAAACTCGGTGTAATCCAACCACTTTGTGCATAGATTTGCACAGAAATCGTCAGAGGCGTGGTGTTGAGTTCTGTGATATGGAAATACGAGCCAGTGATGGGCTTCGGAAATCCAAGGTAAAGATACCCAGCACTAGCAACGGTTACATCCTCGGTATCAGTGCCGAAATCACACAGCGCATCAGAGATATCGGTGTACACGGCACCGTCGAAGTTCAGAATCGTTAGCCTAGACTGGATATCTTTCACTTTACAACTCCTTAGGCGCCAGTATTGTTGATCAAAACTCCGCGCTTTCCTAGATCAAGAGTTTTCACGCCATACTTTTGCTGCATCAAATACTCAGTAGCCGCCTCAGAAAGCTTGCGCTGATTCTCGAATGTGAGTCCGAGTTGGCGAGCAAACGCAACGTGAGAGCGATGGTAGCAAAGAACAGTCGAAGCCGTAACGTTGTTTGTAACGACAACGCGGAAGCCATAAATGCGACCGATTTCGCCATTCACGAGAGGCATATTGCCACCGCCATACTTCTCAGCATGCGTGAAATTTGTGAGCGCAAGAGCTTGCTCTTCTTGGTCGGGATTGATTGCCATCCAACGGTCCATAAGAGGCACGTTTGCTTTGTTGAGAAGCTTGCGAGCGTTAAGAACATCAGCCAAGCTGAGAGTGTCTTGGGTTTTGAACTTCGCTCGATGGTCGGGAGCAGCAGCTGAAGCAGCTGCAAGGGACGTGTAGATCTTGGCCTCGAGCAAGTCTACCAGGGCCTCAGTTGAGCTCTGGAGAATGGCGGGCTCTTGGGAGATTGCGCTCTCGATGTTGGCAAAATCTTCAAGCACAGTGTAGACGGCTTCATGATCACTCAGAGTGAGAGGGTCGACAGCCCAAGTGAAGTTCGTTGAGGTCATCACGGTATTCGCCGCCTTTGTTACGGCAGAAAGCTGTGTTCTGCGACCAAAGTCGATCGTCTTGACTCCAGGGAGAGCCTCTTGAGAACGGTCAGTAACGGTATTCACGAGAATTGCGTTTTGCGAAAGATACTGTTGAACATATTGAGACACAATCACTTGTGCGACATCAGTTGTCTGGGTCGTTGCGATATTTGCCATGAAAAGACTCCTTACCTTGGTTGTACTTTCCTAGCCTCCACATAGGCTAGCTTCAATTCTTCCAAGCTCTTCGGTTTATCGCCCATCGGCGTGGACCTTGGAGCGGTGCTAGGAGGCTGAGGTTTCGATGGTTCGGCCAACAACTCGGGGAACTGTTCCTTAAATTTCATAGCATAGTCGCGAATTTTCTCGGCATCGATTGTTCCATCAGGCTCAGCCGGAATAGAATCGATCTCGATGAATTTTCGATACTCATCCTTGCGTAGACCACCAACTTCTTTAATGAACGCATTATACTTACGGTCGTTCACTTTTGAACGCTTCTCCGTCTCGTACATTTCGATCACTTTAGCGC